TGTCGAGCATGTTGCGGATGGCTGCTTCAAGGCTCATACAACCTCCTCGGCTTCGATCACGGCGACCATGTCGCGTTCATCGAGGTTGGTGATGCCAGCGATACGGAACGTGCGACCACGAACAACGAGCCGAAACGTCTCGTTAATGCCCCACTTTTGGAGCGAGTTCCAACGGCATCGGATCTCGGCACGCCTCACCGTTGCGACGCCGTCGGCGTACTGTTGCTCGGCAGCAGAGTCGGTGCGCAGATCCACCCACAACGGAGGGTTCCCGGGCGCTGCCGCAGTCAGATCGTTGAACGTGCCGCTGCGCTGGCCGAGATCGTCGGTCGTGCCGCTCGGTTGAAGCACCGATGCGGGGAAGCGAAGTCGGCCGCTACCGATCATCGGAGCGCCCCACGCGCGCTATACGCGTTCAAGATGTACTTGAGAGACAACGGCACTTCCGCGAGCGACGCCACCGAGGTTGCATCGGGGTTGGCGTACCACGCGCCGACAAGACCGACGATTGCTTGCTGCAATGCATGTGGCACCTGTGCGTAGCCGGCTACGTAGGTCACGATCGGAAACGTGCCTTCGTATATCTCCGGCGTTTCCTTGAACTGCAACGCCGTCAGACTGTCGGTGTCGTCGACGTACCAATCTGCCGTTGGCATCGTCGTAAGCACGTTGTTGCCGTTGTAGTACGTCACCGACGTTACCGACGCCACGGGCTGAACTGGCAGCACGAAACGACGCCACTTGTCGAGTTTCGCGGTGCGCGTTTCGCTCGCAAGCGAGACGCCAGTTTCGCGCTCGATCACTTCGCCGGCTGCGATGCAGAGCGTCGTGAGAATGACATCGTCGGCGTCTACGTCAATGCGCAAACGCGTCTTGAGAATGTCGATTGGGATGGGTGTCGCAGCCATGAAACCCGCGCTGGGGGTTTCCCCCCAACGCGAGCAAGGTAAGAAAAAGCGCTTCGTGAACTGCTGAAATCAGCAGGTGATCGCAGCGAACGCGTTCGCGAGCATGATCTTGGAATCAGTGCGCGCGTACGTGTAGAGGGTGACTTGGTGCGTGCTTGCCGCCGAGTATGGATCGACCAGCGACGTCATCCCAGTACGGTCGAAGATCTCGAAGTAGTTGAAGTCGCCGACGACAGCCCACACGAGGTTGTTCGTCTGTGCGGTCGGCACGTATTGACCGACGCGGTACGGCACGGCGTAAATCGTGCCGGGCACGCCACCCGAAAGACCCGCGGTTTCGCTGACCTTCCAGATGTAGTCGGTCGTGTTTACCTTCATCTTGCGGATCTGGCGGAGCATCGTGTCAGACAACAGCCACTGGAAACGCGGCGAGTTGCGGTACTGCGGCGGGACAAGGTGCACGGTATCAATCACCTTGTCGGCGTCGGTGAACGCGCTGATAGCCGTTCCACCTTGGTCGTTGACTTGCGACAACGCCACCAACTTCGTGTTGGCCGACGATCCTGCAATGCCTTCGGGCTGGCTCGATCCAGTTCCGACGGTGTACGCCTCTTCCATCTTCAAGCCCATCGAAAGACCGATGCGCGAAGCGACCCAGTCGAGACCGCTACCGATGCCGCCTTGACCGATCGCGTCTTCGATGAACTCTTGGCTCATCTGCGTAGCGCAGACGTACTTGTACGGCACCACGCTAATCGCGGTACCGAACGTCGGGTCGCTCGGAGTGATCGCGTTTGCTTCGGCAACGAGGTTCGTCGTTGGCAGGTTGCCTTCAACGGTGATCGTGCGCTTGGAGTCGATCGACGTGACAGGCGCCATCGTGCGCAGCACGTTCGCCATGTACATGCGCTCGACAATGCGGCGCTCGAGATCGGTAGGAATGCCAGCGCCAGTGGTGCCAGTTGAGAGCGCACGCATTTCGGCTTGGTCGCCACGTGCGACGGCGGAAAGCCAACGCTTGGCGTATTCAGGGCTCGAGAGATCGTGCTTGACGTCGGCCACCTTCGGCGCGCGTGCGCTGAACTGCGGCTGTGCGCGCTCTTCCTCGAGCGCCTTCAAGCGCTCTTGCGCAGCGCGAAGCGCGGCACGGTCGTTTGCTGCACGCTCGACGGCGTCGAGGTCGGCATCGATTCGCGCGATCTTCTCGCGCTCTTCGCCGCTTCCGCGAATCTCGACGTGGTGCGTCTTCGCGCCAGTGCGTGCGGCGAATCCTTCGAGGGTCTTGCGGTACTCGTGAACGGTGCTTTCGATGTTGTTCAACTCTTCAGACATGGCTTGTCATCCTGTGCTTGTGAATCTCGAGCCGCAGCGCCGCGGCTTCAATGGCAGCCGCGGAAACACTCCGCAGGCTCGATGAGGTCTTGTCGCCGTACGCGGCATCGACAACAACGCTCAACTCAACGAGTCGAGCCGCGGTGACGGTGCGTTCGGTGCGTCGCGGGTTCCACTCGTCGCGATCGACGTAGAAGCCAAACGACATCTCTCCGCTCAGGTCGCCGCGTTCGAGCAACGCGCGAACGTCGTTGCCGATGCTGGTCTCGGCGAGATCTGCGGTAAAGCGCAGCCCGCTCGCGGTGTCGTTGAGCGTGAGCGTGCCGCTGCGCGTGCGAGCGAGCAACGCGCTCGCGTTGTGGTTGAACAGCAACTTGATGTCGGCGCCGGCGAGATCACCGAAAGCGCCACGCGAGATGCGCTCTCGGAACTGCGGGTTAAACGGCTCGCTGATCTCACGCGACCACTTGCCGTACGGAATCGCGAGCCCTGAGAGCGTGCGGCCCGCTGGTGCGCCGATCGTGACGCTACGACGTTCAAGCGAAGTCATCGACGCTCCCTGCGCTCGTGTCGCTTCCGAGGTTTGTGCTGCCGCCGCCCGTGCCCATGTTCTTCGCGATGATGGGCTCATCGAGACCATCGAGCGGCGCGAGGTTGAGGTACTCGCGCGCCTCGTTGCGCGTGATGACGCCGGACTCGACGCCAGTGCGGAGCGCCGCCATCTGCTCGGCGAGCGACGGACGCGAGATCATGTCAGCGTCGAACGTCGCCGAGCCGAACGGTGCGAGTTTCGCGACAATCTCGGCAGCCCACGTCGAGAACCAGTGCTGCAAGCACGCATCGACGTACATGCGAGACAGCCATTCCATTGAGCCATAGGCGTTCGCACTGTGCTCGCTCAGGTACGACGTCGGCACGCCATAGATGCGCGAGACATCTTCGACGCTGTAACGTCGAGCCGCGGCGATGCCGGCATCATCGAGCGTGCTGCTGATTCGCTCCACGCGCATGCCTTCGGCGAGCACGAGCGGCTTGCCAGCGTTCTCAGCGCCCGCGTGATGCTGTAGAAACTTCTCGCTGATGGACTGCCGAGCACCTTCGCTCAGCGGGCCAGGATGCACAAACGCCAACTTCGGGTTGCCAGCGTTCTTCATCACTTCGAGTTGCGAGTTCTCTTGTGCTGCGAGAATCTGCAACGACGTGCGGCACAATCGAACTGGTGACTCGCCCCACAAGCCGTCAAGCCCGACGGCACGTAGGTGCAGCATCGAGGACATCGGAACGTCACCGTAGAGCCGCGTCTTGTAGACCGGCTCGGGCTTCGTGAGATCGAGCGACACGCTTTCGATGTCGAGCGGCAACAACTCAAGCAACTCGCCGCCGAGCGTGCGGTTGATGACGGCGAACGCGTTGCCGTACAACAGCGCTTGCATCGTGAGCGCTCGACGGAACTCGAAGCCGTTTTGCCATCGGTTTGGTTGCTGCAACAACGCGTTCGCGGTGCGCTCGCTCACGTCGAGCGGCACGCGTGCGACGTCGTTGGCGATTAGCGAAGCCGCGCGGTAGACGGGCGTATATGCCAGCGCCGTGCCCGGCGTGATCGTGGGCATGCCCGCGACGTCAAACGACGTCGGGAGGATCACGCCATGCGTGCCCCAGTGCCCCAACCAACGCTGTAGCAGACTGCGCAACATGTTGCGCATTGCGACAACTTCCGCGCTTCCTGTCTCGGACTAAATCTCCAATTCGTAACAACTGGCCTTTTTCCCTCCCCAACAATGCACAGCCATGATCGCAGCGACCAGCGGGTCAATCGCGCTGTGGTCGCGTGGCTTCTGTGGTCGCACGTATCCGGTCATACCCGTCTTAGGTATGGCTTCGGCGCACGCGCGCCGCAAAATCGGATCGTCGCCGATGATGAACTTCCGGCCGACCCACAGGTTTTGGAACAACTGGCAACCAGGCGCGAACGTGCTCGAGCCCATGCTGTAGGCTTGGATCGGTGCGCCGTCCTTCGATTCCGCAAGCCGCTGTGCAAGGTACGACGCTCCCCAGCGGTCATATCCGACCAGTTGTACGTTGAATTCTTTCATGATCTCAAGCACCTTCTGCGCGATCGCTTCGTGGTCGATGTCGGCGCCAGGCGTCAAGTTGATTTTGCCTTCTTCGGCGTAGCGGCGAATCGGCATGCGGTAATCAAGTTCGCGCTGCGCCACGTTGGCGCGAGGCCACCAATAGTGGCCACGAAGCAGGATGTTCCCGTTGTCTTGCGGGATCGCGACCACGACGGCCGACATGTCGAGCGACTTGCTCAAGTCAATGCCGACCCACGCTTGCCGCTTGATTTGTGCTTCCCAATCGACCACGGTTGGCGCCGGCCAATACGACATATCCAGCCACCCGCCGACATCCTCGTTGAGCCGAGCGCAGTGATAGCGGCAGAATTCTGAGCGCTGGCCCGGATCTCTTTTCATCGTGTTGTAGAGCCGGCGGATGCTGGCCGCGTCCGGTTGCCCGTACTGCATGCCGGGGTTGGCCTTCGGCCACGCCGCCTCATCGGCGATGTCGTCGTTTTGGTCGATGCCGTAGAGCATGGCGAAGGTGGCATCGTCCTCAGCTTCTCCCGACAGCACGGCACGAGCGCCCGAGCAGAGCGTTTCGTAATGGCTTTCCGTGTTGCTGCCCGGCGTCGAGATGATCACGCCGAGCGTTTCCTTCCGCTTCATTCCGGTCGTAATCAGTTTGTTGAGCACGCTCCCGCGGTACTCCGCGGCTTCGTCGGCGATCCACAGCGACGGGTTCAACCCGTCAAGCGATGACTCGCGCGACGTCAATGCATTGAACTCGCAGTCCTCATCAGGCCGCGTCATGTCAGACATCTTGACCTTCACGCTCGGATCATCGAGCCGCCGAGCCATCGTGCGCGCGGTGTCCACCAAGATTTGCGCCTGTTCCACCTTGTTCGCGAGCACGTGCACCCGCTTGCCGGCGCCGCTCATGAAGTCATACAAGCCGAGCGCCGCCATGAGCGTCGTCTTGCCGTTGCCGCGGGCGACTTGGATGATGCCCATGGTGAACCGTCGGCGGCCCTCCGCGGTGCGCCAGCCGACGAGGTTCGCCACGATGAAGGCTTGCCACGGGTGCAACTTGAACGGCTCGCCGTCGGCCTCACCGACCAACGACAGCCCGCCGATGAACTCGAACGCGTCCGCGACCCGCTTCCACTCGAGCACGATATCGGTGCGCTCGAGGTCTCGATTGAAACGCGAGCACGCGGCGTAGACCCATTTGCCGGCGGGGATTCGGCCGCTCACGACGTCGGCGGCGTATTGACGGACCACAATCTCAGGCTCGGTCATGGGGAAGGGCTTTTTTTTGTCGTG